TCAGCCGCCGGATCGAGCACCAGCTCTCCGCGGCGAAGCTCGAGATAGAAAAGACCAAGGTCGAAAAGGAGCCAGCTCGTGCGAAGTCTGACTGAGCAAGAATTCAATGAATGGAAGGCGCATCCGGGCACCCGGGCGCTGGTGGAAATTCTCAACGCGAAGCGGGAGTCTCTCCGGCAAGCGTGGGAAGGTGGGAGCTTCAGCGATTATGATGCTTCCACTATGGCGCTGACGAACGTCGGCAATATCGGTACGTGCAAGGGGTATACCTTCGTCACGGACTTTGACTATGTTACATACCTAGGAGAGATTGATGATGGAGAATCCGTCGGGGCTGGACCCCAGGGGAGTGGCAGTGCTGATCAAGCAGTATGAACCTGAGCGCCGTGGTGCTCGCATTGTGCTTCCGGACTCTGTCCAGGGCCGTGTGAGTATGGTGGATATGCGCGCGACTGTGGTGGCGATTGGCCCCAATGCTTGGCATGATGAGCCAAGCCCGCGGGCGAGCCTGGGTGAAAAAGTCATGGTGACGCAGTTTGCCGGGGCGCTGGTCAAAGGCCCGGCTGATGGGCAAATGTATCGCCTGGTGAATGATCGCGATATCTTCTGCGCCATCACGCATGAGGAGCCAGAACATGTCTGAAGCTAACACTGTCGTGGAAAGCCAAGCGCCGGCTGACGTGCAGAAGGCCGCGGAGCAGATGGGCTGGATTCCCCCGAGTCGTTTCAAGGGCGATCCGGAGCGCTTCGTCGATGCTGACGTGTATGTCAAGCGCGGGGAGGAAGTTCTCCCAATCGTGCGGGAACAGAACAAGCGGCTGCATTCGGAGCTGGACCAGCTGAAAAGCGAGTCCGCGAAGACCCGGCAAGCATTGGCCGCTGCTCAGAAGGCCATCGAGCAGATGGAGGAAGTTCATACTGTCGCGACGCAGAAGGCTGTGGAAGATGCTCGGAAGCAACTGAAGTCCCAGCTGGCCGCTGCCTCCGAGGCCGGCGATCACGAAGGCGTGGCGGAACTGACCGACCAGCTGACCAAGATGCCAGAAAAGGCCGCGATTGCTCCCAAGCCAACGCCGGCTCCTCAGGCATTTACGCCGCCGAAGGAGTTGCTGGAGTGGAACCAAGAAAACCCCTGGTTCGGCACCAACAAGCGCAAGACGTCCCTGGCTCTTGGCATCGCCCAAGAGCTCCGTGACGCCGGCGACACTACGGACGGACGCGCCTTCTTCGAGAAGGTCGCGAAAGAAATGGAGAAGGAACTCGGTACGACGCAAGAGCCGCCGGACAAGGTTTCTGGAGCCCGTGGCGGCAGCGATGCTCCGAATGGCTCCAAGAACGGTTACTCCTCCATGCCAGCGGAAGCTCGGGCGGCCTGCGATGCAGACGCCAAGCGCTTCGTCGGCGAGGGGAAGAAGTACAAAACAATTGCAGACTGGCGCACCCGGTATGCAGAGATCTATCACGGAGCATAACATGACACTGGAAAAACTGAACCCCGCTACGAGCCCCGTCGCTGCAGAGCGTCGCCGCATCCCCATGAGCGTTCCTGTGTTGAAGCTGGAAACAGCTGAGATTCCAGGGTACCATCTCCACTGGTTCAACAACGACGCAGCTCGCATTCAACGCGCGCTTGACGGCGGCTATGAATTCGTGGATGAGCGGGAAATCAAGATCAACAACGTCAGCCTCGGCGGTACCTCCGCAGTTACTGGCAACACGGATCTTGGAACTCGTGTCAGCGTTGTCTCCGGACAAGAGGTAGGGAGAGATGGTCAGCCCGCCCGGCTGGTCTTGATGAAAATCAAGCAAGAGTGGTGGGAGGAGGACCGGAAGGTTCTCGAGGCAAAAAGCAAGCAAGTGCGTGATTCCCTCATCGGAGGGATGGTTGGCGCGGAGCATGAAACTGGCACAGACCGCCAGCATCGCTACGTGGACAAGGCTCGCACAGCAATTCCTGATTTCTTTAAACCCAAGCGTGCAAACGCTTAAACCTCTGGAGATTCTGCTATGGCAAACGCAAATCGTCCGGCTGGATTTATTCCGCATTCGTACCTGAATGGTGCGCCGTGGAACGGTCAAGCTCGGATCTACGCAATCGCAGCGGCGTATGACGTCGCTCTCTACATCGGAGACCCTGTCATTTCAGGCGGGTCGGCTACCGCCACCGGTGTTCCTACCATCGCCCTGGCCGCCGCAACTGGCGCCATCCGGGGCGTGATCGTCGGGCTCGGGACCTCCCCCAACATGATGGGGAATCCAGGCAACCCCGACATCACCTACCGCCCGGCCGCGGCACAGTCGAAAGACTGGTACGCAATGGTCGTGGACGATCCGAACGTCTTGTTTGAGATCCAGGAGAAGTCCAACACGGTGCAACTGGCGGCAGCCCAAATAGGCCTCAATCAGGTGCCGATCCTAGCCGCCGGCAACGGCTTCGTTTCGGGCTGGCTGCTGGCCTCCACAACGGACGCAACGGCGGCTACCACAGCCACCCTGCCCCTCCGCCTGATGGGCCTGGTCCAACGCGCAGACAATGAATTTGGCGCCTACGCCAAGCACCTTGTCAAGATCAACGTGCATGAGCTGGGCACGGGTACTGGCGCCGCCGGCGTCTAACAGGGAGAATCAGACATGGCTGGTGGAGTTATCAATACGGGTTCACACCCGAAATTGCTGTGGCCCGGGGTGTTTACCACCTGGGGTCAGGTCTACGACCAACACGCGAAGGAGTACACGGATCTCTACGAGATCAAGACCTCCGACAAGGCCTACGAACAGGGCGTGCAAGTCACCCCGTTCGGCCTCGCTCCCGTGAAGGGCCAGGGCGCGCCTGTGACATATGATGGAGAGCTGCAAGGCGTTGTCTCCACGTACACTCACGTGGCATACGCCCTGGGCTTCATAGTCACGTTCGAAGAGCTGCGTGACAACCAGTACAAGGAAGTGGCTACCCGCCGCGCCGAAGCCAATGCGTTCTCCATGAACCAGACGGTGGAGAATGTGGCAGCCTTCCTGTACAACAATGCGTTCGCAACGACGTACTTCACGACCGGCGACGGGGCAGCACTGGTCAGTGCCTCCCACGTCAATGCGACTGGTGGCACGTTCAGCAACGTTCTGGGCACGGCGGCGGACTTGTCCGAAGCGGCGCTGGAAGACATGAGCATCCAGATCATGGGTGCTACCAACGACACGGGGCTGCTGATCAACATCATGCCCAAGTCGCTGCACGTGTCCCGCCAGAACTGGTTCAACGCGAACCGCATCCTTCAGTCGGTGTTGCAGTCTGGCTCAACCGCCAACAACAACATCAACGTGCTGAAGGCCACGAACGCGTTCCCGGAAGGGATCAAGATGAACCACTACTTCAACGACGTTGATGCTTGGTTTGTCCGGACGAACTGCCCGAATGGCATGACGATGTTCTGGAGGGATGAGCCGATGTTCGATCAGGACAACGACTTCGACACCAAGAACGCCAAGGCCGCGAGCTATATGCGTTTCAGCGTGGGGTGCACTGACCCCCGCGGAATCTACGGGACGCCCGGCGCCTAAGTAGCGTTGCCTATGTGCGCGGATTATGATGGCATAGACCGCGCACATTAACAACCCCACTTTCAACTGTAAAGGACCTATCATGTCAGGTTATTATCGCACCGCAGATGCAACTGTTTCAGCGCATAGCGCCCTGGCCGTGACGCCGAGTGACTCGACCGTGCTGCCAACGACCAGGGGACTCTGGGTGGGGGTGGCAGGGAACGTGGCGGTTACTATGGCTGATGATGGAAACAACATTACCTTTGTAGGCGTGTTGGCTGGGAGTATCCTGCCGATCCAGGTGACGCAGGTACTGGCCACCGGCACCACCGCGACGAACATTATTGCGCTGAACTGAAATGAACCTCAGTTCGATTTCTCTGGCGATTACGAGGCCCTCTAGGTCTGGTGCGCCTTGGACTGCTGCTCAGTTGTGGCCCCTCGGCGCATCATCGCCCGGCCTGTGGATTGACCCGACATATACCGCGAGTGAATTTCAGGAAAGCACTGGCGTTACTGCGCTGTCAGCGATTGGCACGGTGCTGGATACGAGCAATCCAGTTGGGCTGATTCTGGATAGGAAAGGCGGATCTCCAGGTCCAGAATTAATCACAGATTACACAACAGGGTGGACGGCTTACGGGTCGGCAAACGTGTCTTTGGTTTCATCAGAGATAGTAGCTATAGCTGATGGGTCTACCGCTGCTCCCGGAGCCTACTGGACGATACCGACAGTCGTGGGCAGGCAGTACCAAGTATTTGGCACACTGCGCTCTCCAACAACAAACACCATGTTCCTGCGGGCGTGTTTTGCCGCCGACCACGCTCAAGTGCTAGCACAGACTAGCTCGTACCTCGCCACCGCCACTAGAACAGGATTCTTTTTTACAGCGACAAGTACGACCACATGGCTCTTTGTGCTTGGATCGACCTCGGTTGCCGGCAACACTTACGCAGTAAGCGCAGTGTCTGTCAAGGAAAATAGCGGCATCCACCTCAGCCAAGCCACGTCCGCCGCACGCCCCGTTGCCAGTGCGCGGAAAAACCAACTCATTTCCACTGGCGACCTTTCAACGGCATCATGGGTCGATGGCGACATATCGGGCGGCTCAAGGTCAGCAGGGTCATTGTCTGTGTCGTCGGCTGAAGGGTACGCCTACATACAACAGTTCACAGCGTTCGCACCAGCGGTAGATCAGTCCGTGTCATTCGACATTGTGTGTGACCAGACCGTCAACAACGTACCGATCCGCTGCCCCGGCTCAACCAGTGTGAGCACTCTTGTCAACTGTGTTGCCGGGCAATCTCAACGGGTCACGCTGACCGGGTTTCGCGCGAATGGCGTCTATTTGCAACTCGGGATTGATGCGAGAAGCGCCATCGTGCCTGGTGGGTCGGATTCAACAGGCTACACCGTCACGCTAAACAACGTCGATTTTGGATTTCAAGGCAGGCCGTCGGCATATCAAGCCGTCGTCTCGGATTCCAGCTACACCGCAACCGGCTTCCCCGTCTACGCCAAGCTAGACGGCACTGATGATTCTTGGGCTTCCGCAGCCTTCGCCGCTGGCACGCTGACAAGCTCGATGGATGCGCTGATTGCGGTGCGGCGGGATAGTGCGGCGGCGATGATGCTAGGGCTTTACGAGGCGTACAACGGTTCTAAGTTTTTTGGTGTAGCTGAATCTGGAGCCGCGTTTGCATCATCAAATGGATGTGGAACTCCGACCGTGTGGGTTGATGGAACGCAACTGGCCGGAGGAACCTCAGTGACAAGGGCGACGCTATTCACGGCGATTACAGCGGGTGTGTGGCACGTTCTTGAGTATCGTGGACTCGACTTATCAGCTTGGGTTTCATCCGGTTACGGGGGCGGCTACACTGGGAATTTTGTCAACGGCGCACTCGGCGGCATCCAGCTATTCGCATCCGGCCAAGACGCAAACCGCACCCGCGCACGCGCAGCAATGGCGGCTTATTTTGGAGTGACGCTGGCATGACCTACATCTTCAAAACCATGCTGGTTCCGACAAGCCTCGGGGCTACCGCCATCAAGATCACCAACGCCATCGGCGGCGAACACAAAGGCATGTTTGTTGCGAAGGTGGCAGAGGGCACTGCACCGGTTATCGGGCAACCTGATACGCGAACCCCTGTCGGCTACATCTCCACAGGTGCGATGCCTGCTGATTCTCCAATGCTTTCAGACGCGGCCACATTGCTGGCCGCTTGCAAGTCGGATGCCTCCATCACGCTTGCAGATTGCCAGACGCTGCTGAAGTCGTTCGATGTGACGGAAGACCCGCCATTCGAGCGCATGAATGCCATCATTGAAGAGACCAAAACCTCCGCCGTGGCCGTTGCCTGGAAGCAACCCACAGGCGCGCACGATGCCTACGCAAAGGGCGCAGCGGCCACCTACGGTGGTAAGACCTGGGTATCGCTGATCGCGGCGAATGTCTGGGCACCCGGTGTGTCGGGCTGGCGTGAATCGTGGGGCAAGGTGACTGCGGGTTATCCGGCATGGGTGCAGCCTGTGGGTGCAGTGGATGCGTACAAGCTGAACTCGAAAGTAACTTACGGCGGGTTCAACTGGAACAACACCGGCAGCGATGCGAATGTTTGGGCACCTGGGGTGTTTGGCTGGGTGAAGATAGCGTGAAAACTTTGCTGCTGTCCTTGTTGCTTCTGTCGGGGTGCTCCACCTTGCCTGAGCACGAGCAGGCGGCGGCGGCTGATGGTGGTCTGACGATTCTCGGTCTTGTCCTCGGCGCAGCGGAGTTGAACCCGCTCGGGCTACTCACCATCCCCCTCAAGTACGGCATGGTCCAGCACGTGAAGACCCTCCCGGACGGGGAGCGGCAGGAGGCTGAGTCCACAATGACCGCCTACTTCGGTGGGCTGAGCGTCAACAACGCGTGCGTTGTGCTAGCCATTCTGACAGGCGGAACCTTCGGAGTGGCTTGCCTCGTCATCGGGGCAGCCTACGGCCTGAACAAGTGGAACGCAGAGAGCACCCAGCGGGCATTCTGGCATTTGTGCACGGAGGAGAAGGTCGCACGACCTGATTTGAGTTGTGAGTGGAAGTCCTGAATAACAACGAAGACACGAGCATGAATCAGCGACTACAAAATGCGGATGATGATGTGCGTAGAAACCCGTTCGATTTGAAGCAGTTGATAGCCGCTGAGAATGATCCAAAGCAGCGGGTTCTGTTGATGCTCGTCAACAACTTCAACGACAACCTGGCTGCTAACACCATCGCCGTTGAAGACAACGCCAAGGCAGTCAACAACATCGCCCGAGATCTGGAAAGTCTGTTTACCAAATTCGAAGAACGTGCAGCTAAGGACGATGAAATGCGGAATCAGGGCAAAGGTGCTTGGCGTGTACTGGCCTGGGTGTTCGGAGTGGTGCAGGTCGGCGCCGCCTACGCATGGGTTGATACGCGGGCTGAACTGAAGGAGCTGCGTATGGGCATCGTAGCAAGCCAAAAAGCAGACGCGACTCTAGAGGCGAAGATCTACGCTCTAGAAGCGGCCACAAGGACAAATAGAGAATGAAGCTGCTCGACGCTCTTGCGAACCTGAATGTCCGCGCCTTCCTGGTGATGCTGCGGCATGGAGAAGGTACGAGTGACGCTGATGGCTACCGCAGGATGTTTGGTGGGAAGATGTTCGACTCGTTCGACAAACATCCTCATCTGGTTCAGACTGCCGCCCTGAAAAAGGGTGGGACGTTATCCAGCAGCGCGGCCGGCGCCTACCAGTTCTTGAGCAAGACTTGGGATGGGTTGGTCAAGCAGTGGGGGTTTGAGGACTTCAGTCCACACAACCAGGACCTCGGCGCCATCGCACTGATTCTCGGCCGCAAGGCACTTGACAATGTGATCGCCGGCGAGTTTGATGTGGCGGTCATGAAGTGCAACAAGGAGTGGGCGAGCTTGCCAGGCTCTCCATACGGCCAACCGACCGTCACCATCCAGGAGGCCCGCGAAGTCTACGCAGCGGCAGGCGGCGCGTTCAGCGAAGAGTTGCCGCTTGTGCAACTCGACCAGGGCGAAAGCTATGCCAACCCTGACCTCTATACAACCCCGAAAGGAACTACCGTGGCACCATTTCTCGCCCTCGCCCTCCCTGCGCTATTCGACGCAGTCCCGAAACTCATCAAAGCGTTCACCTCGGATGGCGTCACCGTTCCGGAGCGCAACGTCGCCGCGGTTCAGATCGCTGTCGAAGCTGCCAAGCAAGCAGTGAACGCGAGCAACGAACAGGATCTGATTGAGAAGCTGAAGAACGACCCCGCCGCGGCAATCGCCGTACGCTCCGCCATCGACGCAAGCTGGGCGCAGATCACCGACGCCAGCGGCGTGCCGGATGCGCGCAAGGCAGATGCTGCCACTGTAGCCAGCGGGGAAAGTGCGTTCAAGTCCCCAAGTTTCTTGGTCGCTTTGGTTCTCGTTCCGATTGTCTATATGATAGTCGGAGCCGTAGTTGGGCTGTGGGGGAAGGGCTTTTCCGAAGACGTTCGAGCAGCTATCGCCAACGGCGTCGTTGGTCTGATCCTCGGCGGCATAAGTGGCTACTACTGGGGCCAAACCACCAGCCGCAACCGTACCCAAGCAACCCCCGGAAACTAGGAGAATCATCATGACATTACAAGCAACATCTATTGACGGCGGTTTCCAGTCCGTGTATGACACCGCCAACGGGAAAACCTATTATGTTGAAAACAGCCTCTGGCCTACCAACGGTGCTGGGATGACACAGTCTTCTGCCGCCGAGAAGGCAGAGTTCATTTTGAGCTCCGCTGGCGATTGGTGGAAAAAGCCAGCGGATATCCGCACACACGATGTCCTGGAAGGCTTCATCGCGCATCGTGCGGGAGTTTCGAGCGTGTCTGAAGTGTGCCCCCCTGAAGTCAGCGCGGCACTGGATGCCTTGAATGCAGCTTTCGCAACGGCATGGCCCTAAAGTGCACTCTCGTCTGTAAATAACTTCGGAGTCCTCATGACCGCCCCGCTTTCCAACACTCCTCTTGTCATCATCAGTGACGCGTACTTCGACGCCGGCTTGCTGCAGGAGGGGCAGTTGCCCAACTCCGAGCAGATTGTCACTGGGATGCGGAAGCTGACTGACATCATCAACCTCTGGCAGACGCAGGGGTTGAAGCTCTGGTTGCTGAGGGACTTGCCGATTACTCTGCAGGCAGGGTTGGGGACGTACACCCTTGGCCCGATAGGGACAACGCCGATGGTGAAGCCACTGCGTGTGATAGAGTGCTACTATGAGGACGCCAAGCACATCCGGCGGCCCCTCAACCCCATGTCCTGGAATGACTACGTTCGCTTGAGCCAGGTCAATCAGCGCGGCCAGATCAATTCCTACTTCGTCGACAAGCAGCAGACGCAGTTGAGCATCTTCTTCTGGCTGATCCCGGATGGCCAAGCCGCCGGAGGCCAGGCTCACGTGGTAATCCAGCAGCAGGTCGCCAACTTCATCAGCGTGACGGAGACGATGAACTTCCCGGTGGAGTGGCGGATTGCGCTGCGCTGGGGACTGGCTGATGAATTGGCGACGGGGCAACCCCAGGCCATCATGGACCGGTGCCAGCAGCGAGCGCAAGCCTATCGCGTGATGCTGGAAGACTGGGACGTGGAAGACGCTTCGACGCGGTTCCAGCCCGACTCCCGCGGCCAGTACGCAACCGGAGGGTTCCGATAATGCCTATGCAGCAAGGTCAGGCAGAGACCGTTGCCATCCCCAAGCGGTTGCCGCTGGTGTTGCAGCCAGAGAACCGCTTGCCTTCGACGGCCCTAGATTCCAAGCTGGTGAATGGGTATATGGAGCGCGAGGCGGACGGGACAGGGTTCTGGCTGTACAAGAGGCCTGGGACTAGTCGCGTGGCAGTGGCGGAGGGGAGTCCTCATGTAGGCAATGGCTATGGACTCTACACCTGGGAAGGCGCTCTATTCGCCGTGTTCGGAGAGACGCTGTATCGCTTCACAACCCTGAGCACCGGAGTGGCCCTTGGCACAGTCAAGCAAGGTGGCGGAGGGATGTACACCTTCTGCTCGAGCTTGGGGGAGACTCCCCGGCTCCAGCTAACGAATGGAAGCCACTCATACAACTGGGATTCGACGAACGGCCTGGTGGAGATTCTTCCGCTCGAGACTGTGGAGTCGCAGCACCTTATCACCGGCACTGCCTATGAAATCGTTACAGTGGGTACTACGGACTGGACGACAGTGGGCGCGGCTTCAAATACCATCGGCGTCCTGTTCACAGCGACGGGGGCCGCCCTTGGCACTGGCACTGCTATCACGACTACAACCAGCGTCAACTTCCCTGGC